GCGGAGAAACGTGCGGCAGAGGGGGGGTGCAGTTCCTCACCAGAGGATCTTGCATCTTGCGCAAGAGTATATACTCAGATGTTTGGGGTCTTCCCCAGATTTGAAGAGTATATATGAGAGGTGTGATTTCACGGGTGGCGCCAACGTTGGCGCTGGCGGTAAGCACCTCCATTCAGTTGCAAAACTGTCTAAGAAGGTGTGGCCCGTCGCGCGAGGCGCGATTCCGTACGTGAAGGCTGCGATGGTGAACGACTACCATCTCAGGGAGCATTTGGCGAACAGCCAGCTGCTTTCGTTCCCGCTCTGCAACTCTAAGTACGAGGAGCAGTTTGGGGGACGCATCACGTGCGTAGACCACGACGAAATATTTATGGTGCCCAAGGATGCAGAGGTGCTTCGCACCTGTGCAAAACAGCCACTCCTCAATACTTACATCCAAAAAGGGACCGACCTGTTCATGCGCCTGTTACTATCGCGCATAGGTCTTAACCTTTCGGATCAGACTTGGAACCAGCATCTCGCTGGTCTTGGGTCTAGAGGAGGAGCTAACCCGTGGTGCACGATCGACGTCTGGCAAGCCAGTAACTGCATGGCGACCCAGGTCGTGAAGGCACTTTTACCCCCGGACTGGTTTGAGTTTCTTGACCAAATCAGGACACCAGCTTGGAGCTTTAACAACGCTCCGGGCGGTGCAGCTAACGGAACTTATCACAAGTTTGTTAGCATGGGTAACGGGTTCTGCTTCCCGCTTGAGACGTTGATTTTCGCGTCTCTTGCGCACGCTGTCGGTGTCGAAACTGGAAACCGGGAATTTTCGGTCTACGGTGACGACATCGTTGTACGTCAGGGTGCAGCTCTCTACATGATCGAGGTACTTCGGTACTTTGGTTTCCGGACTAACGTCGGTAAGACTAACGTCACCGGCAAGTTCCGTGAGAGCTGTGGAGCAGATTACTTGGGAGGCGTGAACGTACGCCCATACGTACTTGACTTTCTCCCCGAAAGGGAGTCTGACTTGTACAAAATTGCCAACGGTCTTTGGAGGAATCCTTTCTTCCGAGACTTGTCCACTTGGACCTTTGTTGTAAACGAGGTCCCATGGAGCATCCGTAAGTTACGGCCAGAGCTCCCCACGCGTTTCG